TTTGTACCAGTAACTAATGGCGAATCTGCGACCGATGCAGTTGTAAATCCAATGTTACCTTCCAAAAATACTTTTTCTTTTGTACCCGTGTTGTCAATACAAACGCCTAACATGTAACTAGAAGAAACTGACGTTTGATCTGTTTTATACCATATTCCATCACTATTCAAATAAACTAAATTACCTATACCGACTGCCGCATCTAAATTTCCAACTATCGGTATAACTTCGCCAGATAAATTTTGTGTTAAGCTATTTATGACGTTTTGAGAAGGTTGTGCAAATCCATCTAGATCGCTTATATTTGTTATCTGATAATAGTTATTAAGTATTGCGTTAAATTGATTTGCAACATCCCAACCAGTTACTCCATTACCAATACTATCACTTAATGTACGACTATTCCAATATATAGATGGAGTACTTGCACCATCCGATAAATATCTATTGTTCCAATCACTACTAAGAATGGAATAAGCATCTAATGTTTGACGATTTTCCCAATCAATACTCCCAGCTGGAACACCGGTGCCGCCTGGTGCACCTGAGTCTCTCATTAATCTACCATTCCAGTTTATTGACGAGCTTTGATTGGTATCAAATGCTTCTCTAGTTTGCCAATCAATTGATTGTATTGATGAATTATCTATAAGATATCTGTTATTCCAATCCGCTGACTGAGTTGTTGATGTATCGTGCAATGTTCTTGCTGTCCAATCTACAGATAATATAGGGGATGTATCATATAATTTTCGCAATCCCCAATCAATTGATATACGATTACTTAAATATATTCGACCACTATTCCAATCCAATGTCGCAGTTTGTGTACTATCCTGTAGCGTTCTAGATCCCCAATCTATGGAACGAGTTGTAGCACTATCAATTAAACGTAAATTTCTCCAATCAACAACGTTGTTTCCGGATAAGCCATTTAATAAACGGTTATTCCAATCAACACTGGTCACTCCGTTTGTACCGTATAAACTGCGAACTGCGGTGTTTATATTATCAACTCCTAACGAATCTAATACCGAAAAGCTACCTGTAACAAGTAACGAACCAGAAACGATTGCTGATCCTGTATACGGAAAATCGGAAATTCCAGAACCGGTAACCACTGTAATTGGAAACGTAGATCCATCTCCTTTGGTAAATGTTATTGTATTCAATGATACAGATGCAGTTGTTAATAAACTTCCAGTATTGATTGTAGTTCCAGCATTTAATGCATAAGATGCGGTAATCGCATTTAATGCCCAACTTGCAGTGCCTTGCAAAGATCCAGTAAAGTTAGAAGATATTGATGCGGCATTTACTACATTATATCCACCTAAATCTAAATTACCGGTTAATACTCGCGAACCATTTGTTAATAAATACTGTGGATGATCATCAGAATTTAATCCTAACAAGTTAGCATGGACTGAAGATGCGTTTACACCTGCTGCTCTAAATCCAATAATCGGACGAATATCTTGTACTTGTATAAGGTTTGTCGATCCAGATTGAACATATATAGAAGCTAATGCCGCTACACCATCTGAGAAATAAGTTGGTGGAGTTGGTAATCCTGCGTCTTCTGCTTCAACTAATGATGCATATTGTGTTTGTCCTACTACTAGGAAATATTCTTCATCAGGTCCTTTACCTACAGTATACAAAGTATGTTTCGTATAATAAGAAGCAGACATTGCTGTTAATGCACTGCCAGAATTATATGTATTATTTGGTACCACCGTTTGCGTTGATTTATTCCAACCAAACGCACCAGAACCAGACTGATAATACTGAGTAAATGTAATTGCACTACCACCGGTCGGATCATATTCATTTTCTCCGAAATAATATAAACCAGCAGTAACATCTAATTGACGAGGTGTTACATCTTCTGAAACAATACCACCTTCTGCAAATACTGGTCCTAATGCATTTCTATTAAACTTGGATAACGCATTTGACATATGAGCTGCAAAGTATGGACTATTATCTACAAGCTCAATTCCTGTATCGTTTGTTACGACACGTCCTAATATAATGTTATGTGCACTGTCTGGTTGTGTCGGCGATGATGTAAGTGTTGCTGTACTATCAATAAAAATGTAGTTGTTTGTGTTTGGAGATAATGTTAGATTACTATTTGCCCAATCTATTCGTTGAAATACTTCCGTACCCATGTTATGCAAATAACCATATCCTGCTGCGGTTGTAATCGTTAAACTTCCGGAAATTGTTATGTTACCGCCGGACATCACACCCATTGGACTACCTTCAAAAATCAACGTAGATGCATCTGTATGAGTACCATCAGCAAATGTTACTGATAATTTTCTTGTAATATCCAATTCGCCGTCATTTTCATCTAAGAATGTCCAAAAGAAATTTTGACTAACATTGTTTATTTTACTGTGGTCGGCAGTACCTTGGAATCGACAAGATGCACTAGGATGTAAGATTTCAAAATCATAATTTACCGAATCGTGAATCATGGATCCTACTATGTTGAAGCTAGCAGAGTTTGCTAAGTTCGGAATATATACTGCAGAACCCCAGGCTGGTAAGTCCATTCCTAGTCCTTGCAAGTCAGCACCATTTTCTAAGCGTATAGCTACAGAAGTTGCATCTCCTTCTCCAATCAATCCAGCAGCATAAAGATCTAATTCTGCTACATCTCCTGTTCCGTAGTTTGCAATTAACCCAGTAGCGCCTACCGGAAATTGGTAATAGTTTTCTAAACTTGCTAATGCTTGATACCCATTTGATGAACTTACAAAACTACCCGTACTATAAACTCCATTATAATCTAAGTACTCACCATAAAATTTAGTGTCTTGTGTTCTAGAGATAACCGTAAGACACGTATCGCAATCATAAAAAGATACCTTATGTGCTTGTGCATAATCACCTACATCATCCACATAAAGTGCAGAATATCCTGCAGGTGCATTAGTTAGTGATAAAAAGGATATCTCATTATTAACACCCATTCGAATAAGATGTTGATTAGAAGAACTTGGAAATATTTGCGTAGTTTGAATACTACTACCAACAATACTTACGTATGGTTTTCCGGTTAAGTTAATTTCTTTTTCTATATATTTACCAGGACCAACTTCTATTACATATCGATTGCTATCTGATGAATCTGTAATATACGCAACTGATGCACTAATGCTAGTAAAATCAGCTCCTTTTGTTCCTACTGTAATTCTTCTTGGATCTTGCCCTACTTCATATAGCGACGAACTAAGTGATATTTGCGTTTTTAAGAAATTGTCTGTACCTTGAACTTTACCAGTTGATCCGGTATGTTCAATTAAAACATCAGTTGTACAGTTTTCAAAGTTAAGTGCAATTGCATCTATGGATGGGCCGGATCCAGTTTGTGGTGCCCAAATACCTTTATCCCATCTTTGAAAGTTAACACCAGTTAATCGTAAGTTACCACCATTATAAACTTTGAAGCCGGTACCCAAAGCCGATCCAGCTGCTCTCGTCAGCAAACATCCATTAACAATAACTGCACAACTCGGGGCATCGGATAATGCAAATATTTGATTGTTATCAGTACCTGCTACACCTCCATTAGTAGAAGTTACATTTCGTAACTGCATTCTACCAATACCAGAACTACCTGTTCTTGTTACGTGAAATCCTACATCAAAAGACTTGTTAAGTTCGGTAAAGCCACCATACTTGACATTTGAACATTGTAAAATACAGTTACCGTTACTACCAGTACCAATAACTTTAGCATTGGTATAATTAGTACCAAATCTTACATTTTCAACGTATGCAATTGCATTTGTTTGAGGTGTAGTCGGAGATGAATATATGATAGCAGCTGCACCCGGAGCTGTCGATCCTTGAATCTGCATATCAATGACCATTGACTGGTCGCTCATTATGAATATACTTGAACTTGGATTAGATGCTGATACTATGGTTGAGATAGAACTATCCCCTTTTATGGCAACGTAGGAAGGTACTGTCATTTCGCTTTCTATGTAAACGCCAGGAGAAACTCTAACAGTATATGTATTAGCTGCCGATGCATCGGTAATACTATCAACTGCAGATTTTATTGAAAAGTAATTCGTTTCGCTACCAGATAAACCTACCGTTACGAGATTATCAATATATGTTGATATTCCAGTTAACCCAGATCCGTCTCCAGAAAAAGATCCACTAATTCCATTAGTTACTATTAACGATCCTGTAATTTCGGAGTTTCCTTCAGAACGGTAACCGTTTTTTATGCGAAATTCGTTTGCCATTGCCTTTCCCTATCCAAGCTTGGTTTAGTATAAATATGTGAGTTATAGACTTCTTATGATAGTTTTAATTGTCCATCCAGATGTTGCTGCCGACGATGTTAATGTCATATTTCCTCCGATTATAAACACACCTAATGTTAAGCCGGCAGTTGTTCCGAAATCTGTAGTTGTAGTTTCTGTAAAATTAACTTGCGATCCGGACCATATAGATGTTATTTGACCTGCTCGAGCATTACTTCCCGATCTAACAGAATATTCATACCAAGCTCCATCATATGATGCGGTTGGCAGTGCGTATATCGTTGTAGCTCCCGCATTTGCAGTTACTTGTACGGCTGTGCTTAGGAAGTTATTTATTACTAATGATCCAGTAATCTGTGCTGATCCTGTGTATGGAAAAGTTGTATCCGGGGCGTAAGATGCACTTACAGCATAAGATGCTGTTGTTGTAAATGAACTTGATATTGAATTTAATACATACGAAGCCGTTTGTGCTGTTTGAACATATGAAGCAGTGATAGAATTGCTTGACCAAGATGATGTACCAAACAAAGTACCCGTTATTCCAAACGTAACACTAATACTGCCAGTAACATCTAGACTACCAGTAATTTGTGCCGTTCCGGTATATGGAAATGCAGAACCCCCTGTACCGCCATTTAATGCATATGATGCTGTTACAGCGTAGCTAGATGACATTGCATTATTTGCAAAACTTGCCGTGCCTGCTACCGATCCAGAAAACCAAGCTGATGCCGTACTGTTCCAATTTAGTACATGATCTAATCCGTTACTAGAAACTAATTCTCGATTTTCCCAATCTACGCTAACTCGATTACCAGTTGAAATCAATTCTTTTGTTTCCCAATCAACTGTCACTCCATTTATATTAGATAAACGACGATTTTCCCAATCGACAACTACCGTTGATCCATTTGAAAGATATAATTGTCTATTTTGCGAATTTATAGATAAAATTCCATTCGCATCATTAATAACTACGCCAGCTGAATTTGCTTGAATAAATGTATATAATCCAGAACCATTCGCTACGTTAAATACATCGGAACTAAAAATTGTATTAGAACCAGTTACTAGAATCGATCCTGTTATTATTTGATTTCCATAAAATATGTTTGATGCTGTTGTTGCAAATGATCCAGACTTTGATATAAATATCGGATCTATTTCATTGTAATATGATGCACTAACTGCTTGTAATACGTAACTAGCAGTCGCAACTGTACCTTGCAAGGACCCCGTAAATGACGTTGCAGTTAAACTGCCAGTTATAACATATGAACCGGTTAATTGATTAGTATTTATCCATACTCCAGAATTATTACTACCACTACGAACTAATAATTGACCAGGTGCTAAAGATGCAGTAGTAATTCTTATGTTATGTAATTCATCTATTTCATAACCATTATCTATTTTTACATAAATTTTTCCGTTGTTAGGGTGTGCGTATTCAACATATCCAACAATTACAGTATGTTGAGGAGCTTGAGGTTTTATGTTTGTTATAGCACCAGCGGTGGTAGGTGATAAATAAAGAACGTCTCCATCATTCCAAGTTTCTCCTTGCAACGCACCGGTGGTGTTTCTATTTTTTAGCAATCCAACAGTTACAATAAACCCTTCTTGATTCTTAGCTATATCTTCAGCAATAATACCTAAAGTACCTGCTGAGTTAGCATCATTATCTGCTTGAGCAAGTTTAACTGCTAAACGTTGGCCTTGTGCACCGGTGACTACGACTACTTGGTAGTTCGAACCCGAAAGATCTACACTAGGACTAGTTTTGTTTACAACTCGAGTAACTAATCCTTGACCTATTTCTGTTTTAACAACGCCACCTTTTAGTCCTAACTCTAAAGTTCCATCTGTATCATTCCATGTTAATTGGCCAGGAATGCCGGATCCGGTAAAATATATAGATGCTACTCCCGGAGTAGATAAATATAAAGATCCTGTTAATTCAACATTTTGACGTAGTGGATTGACATATGATGCTGTAAGTGCATATGATGATGTAGTTGCGGCGAATGCGTAACTAGATGATAACGCATACGAAGAACTTAATGCTTGTAATACATACGATGCGGTTATTGCATAACTTGAAGAAATATTATATAAAGAACCTGTTTGTAATTGACCGGGCCTGAATTGTCTTGCCATTATTGCCATCTCCCGTTTATAATTATTACGTCACTAGATTCAATGGCATATCCTAACGTAGAAGTATCAAATACAATAGTTTGATTGGCATTAACTGTTGGTATCCAAGTATATGCAATTTTATCTATGTATTGACCGTTTATGTACACGTTGAATTCATTTTTAGTTGCAGCAATTGCGGTAACTGGATTCGTTGCGGCAGCTGCATTGATAGTTACGGTGGTAGCAGATGAATATGTAGCTTGTTTGTCTGACAAATTTGTTAAATACAACATGGTAGCTGCATTTATACTTGCTCCGCCAGATGTTTGTACGGTTGCTCCGCTAAATATTTGTTGCGATACTTGAAGCAATGCAACCGGTACCGTAGTAGTACTAAATATATCTCCATCTAAATCAATAACCGTATCAAATGATACTTTTTTAATGGAATACATTTTTTTCAAAGTAGATATACGTGCTTCTTGTTCTGATAACAATGTTGCTTGTACCGTTAATGGTAAAGTAGCACGTACTAACCGATCTTCTCCTATTGTATTCACAGTTTCAAATGTAGCAGATCCTATAGCTGTTTCAAAACGATTTCCTTCATTACCCCATAAAAATCTTCCGTACGGTAAAATTTGATCAATCAATTCATTCATTTGTGTGGTAAAATCGCACCATAACATTAAATCATATTCTACGGTAACGTATTTAGGAATATCAATAACATATATAGTTTCTGATTGTTGCGGCTGATTGATAGGCAACGGAAACAATTCATCTTCGTAACGATTTCTTGAATTATATTTAGCTTTTGATACTAATCGATTTCCTAGTTGCGAATATCCAGATTCTCGATTTACATCCAATGTTCTATAATTGTCTCGTTCTGCTGCGCTATTACGTTTCAACATGATTAATGGAGATTGCAACATACCTTTTTCGTCTCGTATGTATCCTAAACGACGTACGTTGTCCCATTTTTCTCCGTTAGCAAATATTACAGGAACTACAATTTTTTCTTGATTTGCAAATATTTGTGGTTGTATTTCGTTGTCAATATACCATTTAATTGCAAAATCTATGTCATACAAAGAACGTTTAGCACTACGTATTACATCATCATCACGACGAGTTTGATACGCACGATTCAACAATAAATCATCGCTTAACCCTTCCGTGCTTTTTGGATTTGGTTTATTGCTTTTACGATCTATATTTTCTCTGTTAAATTTAGGCACCGTTATCCTTTATATGCAAAATTATTATTTCCACCACGTCTTAAATTTTTAATTTTTTGTGCTGTTTGTCTTGTAGCATGTGCATCACATAGTATAGATACGCTATAACCATGCTGTGAACCATTTGGCCACGTATCTGGATTTTTACCTACAAAATATTGATTTGCATCTACGTTATCAATTTCGTAATATTCATTGTCCCAAAATACAATATCTCCAACTTCTGGATAAAATCCAGCTTTCTCTAAAATATCTCGAGATATTCCGAATTGTGCTGTACGTGTATATGTATGACCATAATCATCCATATTTGATGTTTTGTTTTCTTTGGTTATTAAACAAGGAATCAAAATGGAATCGTAATAAGATTTGGATTCAGATTCGCCGTAAATATTTGAATCGCTCGATTCTACTATCAATTTAAAGAATTCAATTTCCGTATCAACAATAGCATTTAAAAGTTCCGCATTAATAGAAGCTAGAAATTTAGCATCCCGTATTCCACCAAATAGTGCCATATCTTACTCCTATCCAACATATATTTTTAATGGAACCTTGCCTAATATTTCGCTCATTTGCGTTGCTTCTGCATTTTGACGAGTTAACATGGCTTCTTTTGTTAATTTATCTAAAAATTCTTTAAGTTGCGTTATTAATGCTTCTTTTTCCGATTGTCCTTGCGATACCAATTCAGATCCGTTAAGTGATACTTCGGAATTAGGAATTGGTATTGATGAATATTTACCACGAACATATCCTAACATTTCTTTGACTAAAGCTAATGCATATTTGAATATCCAAGAACGGGCCATATCATTAATGCTACTGTATTGTTGATACGTATATGGTATATTAGATGCGTCACTTACAACTCCTTTTAAAAGTGCTGTATTACCAAATAAAATAGCTTGTTTGCTTTTTTCTTCTTCGAATAAATAATCAATCCATACTTTGTTGTAATATATAGAAGATGCTGCAGATCCAGATGGTGTAGATGGTACGGGCCAAAATGTTATATCATCTCCATGTAACTCAAATGTATAATGAGATTTTCTAACCATATCATTGAATTCGATGGCTTGTAAACGCATTAAATCTGCGTGTATTGGCATCATCATGAAACTAACTGATGGAGAAAAACCTCCAAAATCAAATGCATCTAATAATTGTTGTGAACCTAATCCAGTTCCAACAAATGGATCAAAATATCTTACAATTGCAGGCGGAACGTTATGTATTACTCTACGTATTTCTATAGAACTAGTTGCAGATAAACTTTTTCCTTCTGCAGCTAATGATGCGGAAACTGCAGATCTAATGCTATATGTTTGTACTCCAGGAGTTACATTTATTACAGCTTTTCTCCAATTTACATCGCCACCACTGTCTGCTTCAGTACCATATGCTTTTGATAGTTTTGTAATATATCCTAAAGATTGTCCGACATTAACACCGGTTAATGTTCCTCCAGTTAAATAACTGGATCCAGTTTGTACTCCCAATGTATTAATCAAATTGTTAACAATGTTGATTTGATTAACTTGATTTGAATATTCAATGGTTGCTGCCTCTAATGCTGTATAAAAATTTATATCTAACAATTCAACATCCATTATAGGATATCCTAGATGTTGTGCGGCATATTTTGCAAATTTATCTGCATGAAGTTGAAACAGCGTATCAGTATCAAAGAAACCAAAAGGTGTGGAACCTGTTGTAAATGAAGATGATCCGGGCCAAATTGGTTTTGATACACTGTAATCCACTTTCTTATCCTTTTATATATAAATATCAGTATTTTTCATTTAGTAGATTTAAAATTTCTTCTAAAGCTTCGTGCCGATGATTATCTGTTAAAATAATTTCATTAACCCATTTTGATGGTTTCAATTTAGGTACTTCGTGCACTGCTGAATCATTGTTAAATTTTAAATCTATTTGATATCGATCTCCCGTTAATATCATTATACTATCTTTTCCTAATCGAGACAACACCATTTGTAATTGTTGTTTGGTAAGATTTTGAAATTCATCCACAATACATACGGCATTATCAAATGTACGTCCGCGGAAATGTGCTAATGATACTAATTCAATGTTTTCTTCTTTTTCTAATTTATCTAGTATTTCTGGTTTGTTATAAACTTTACGCATATTGCTACGAAGTGGAACTAACCACGGATCCATTTTTTCTGCTAATGATCCAGGAAGAAATCCATTATCTTCGTTTGATACTGTTGGTCTAGTTATTATGATTTTGTTTATTCTTCTTTTGAAAAACATGTCTAATGCAATTTGAACTGCTAACAAAGTTTTTCCCGACCCCGCTTTTCCTAATATAAAATTAAACGGAGTTTGCAATATTAATTCTTTTGCTCGTTTTTGTTCTTCTGATAATGTTATTGTAAACTTAATATCATTTTTTGGTGGAGTTTTCTCCTTGTTAGTTGTAGCCATAATAACCTTTTGTAACGTATGTTAAAATAATTTTGTAAGTGTCGATTCTCGTAAAGTCATGTCTTTAAGCGTTTCAATTTTTCCTAAACAAGCCTGACGAATTGCTTTAAATGTATCTCTCGGAGCATGAGGTGTCATTACTTTGATGGTAATTAATTCTTTATCTGGTCCTAGATCTTGTTCTATATGCACCATTAATACCATGCTAATTGCACGAATTCTATCTAATACATCTACTAAACGACCATCATACCGAATTATAACTTGCATAGAATATTTGTTATGAGGGACTGCCATATATTATTCCTTTTATATAAATATCGAACAGTAAAAAAGGTAGCCGAAGCTACCCTTTTTTTAAAATTTATTATCCTTGAGAAACTTTTAATACATATCCAGATCCACTATCTATCCATAATTGTCCTGCGTTAACTGGATCTGCTTGTGGTAAGTTTGAAAATACGATTTGATCAGTAGCAAACACTACTGGCGAATCGCAACTTAATTCTGCACCTACTACTACTTGAGTTTCAGTAACTTCAAACTTTGCATCCGGACCAAATCCTAATTTAGTTGAAGTTTCCGTAATTGTAATTGATCCACTTCCCGAAGTATATAATCCGTTTTGAAATGATGATGATGCTAAATATTCTAAATTGCCATCCATTTCTGCTATAGTTAATTTGCTTCCTTTTCCCGTTCTTGTTACTATTGGCATTTTATTTTCCTTTTTTTTTATTCAAAATAGTTATCAATATAATTGTTTTCTACATAGTTATTAGCAGATGCATCTTGTTGAGATTTTCCTCCTCCGCCGCCTGCCCCTGCGCCAGCAGCAGCTGCACTAGAAATAGATGAATTTGCTACATATTCTAACATCATGTTATATCTTTGTTGTTCCCAATGAAATTGTCGTACTTGTTCGTGCAACGGCAAACGTGCAATATGCGGACGACGACTAAATTCTTGCCAGTTTAATTGAAACATGCATATACCTTTTTTATATAAATAAATATAATACATAAAAAAAGGGACAGCCTAAGCCATCCCTTTTCCTCATTCGTTAAATGGTTAATGAATAATTCAATTAACTATTAAAGAGTGTTTAATCCGTGAACGTATACTTTACCGTAGAATTCAGGTCTAACTACTTTCTTCGCGTAACGTGTCATAACACCTTTACGTGGAGTGAAGTTAACTGGATCGTATACAAGCGGAGTCATAATCAATGGAATATATGGACTAAATACAGCACCTGTTTCAAGGAACTGAGTACCACGGAATCCCATCAAGATTATGTTTTCTAACATGTATGGATTTTTGTAAACTGTGTATCTGTTATTGATTGAACCAATTTTTTGAACACCAGCCGCAAATTCCATTTTAGTACCATCTGTATCAGCAGCAAATCCTGGGATAGACTCAAGGATAGTTGCAACTGCAGGAGATGTTACAAGGAAGTTAGCTCCACCTCTCAAAGTTTTTTGGTGAATCTTGTTACTTACTTTTTGAAGTTTAGTACCAAGTGTTTGGAACCATCCTCCTTGAGTATTGTAGAATCCATCACCTAAACCTGTAGCAGAAACAGCACCTGCTGCTACTTGTTCAAACGCAGTACCATTCCAAAGCGTGTTGTTACGTGCCGACCAATATTCAGTTGTTGGTGCTGCTGAAATCAACATATCAAGAATTTCTAAATCAATTTCCATTGATACGTACTCAGAAAGCATTGAAGTCAATTCAGCTTCAGCATCAATTGAATGGTAAGCATTTAAATCTTGCGCAAATTCAGGTGTCCAAACTGCTTTCAACTTACGAGTTTTAGCAACGATTGGTTCTGATTGCATTTCAAGATTGATTTCTGGGATATCAATATCAGTACCAGTATTGATACCTGTATTCAATGCAGATCCTTTGAAAGGATTTTTATCTTCAAAATCACCTCTAGTAATATCAGTAGGTTGTTTGCTATAATTTACTCGGAATGTACCAGCTAATACTGATGCATTAATTGTAGATATAGAAGAACCAGTTACTACAAATGAAGCAGTATATGATGAATTAATTGTTGAAAATGCTTGAACTGGAATAATTTCAGTGGCACCTGCTGCCAATGTAAATGATCTAACCGCATATAAATCTGCATCGGTTGGCATGTAAACTGTCAACATATTGTATTGAGATGAACCAGAATATGCAGAATCGCCATTAACTTGTGCTGCAGTAGGAGTAGATCCTGTTAGTGCAGTAGCTGCAGTATGAGCTGTAGAAGAAGATACGTTGTTGATTGAATAACCGAAACGACCTGCTCCGTAAAGACCACCTGATGGATCTCCAGAAGTAGTAGTAACACCAAACATTGAGTCATCAGCATTTGGAGAACCAAATGGATCACCTGTTCTGTTTAAGTTGTCATCATTAAATCCTGGTTGAGCTGTACCATATTTAAAATCTAGATAGAAAATAAGTCCTGATGGCAAATTCATTGGTTGTACAGAAACGAATTCTTTAGCTGCAAATTCAGCGAAAATTCTTCTTACCAATGGAAGTGCAACACCTGCCCATTCTTCTGATCCTGCTGCAGTACCGGTAGCAGTAGCTTCTTTTACTAATTGACGTGCTTGGTTCTCAAGTAATTGAGACATACCAGCTTTTTCGGTTTCCCCTCTAAGACCTTCTAATAGTCCGGTTCTTTCCCACTTCGCAGTTAATGCTTTAGCAGCATTTCTTTGAACGAAGTCATTTGTTTGTAATAAATTTGAAATACTCATCGTTTTTTTCCTTTGTTTTTTTAATGTTATAGCAATCCTGCTAATTTTTTCCATCTTTCAGCCATTTCAAAGCCTTCTGACAAAACTTGTGTTGAAATTGTTCTTTGACTAGGAGCCGTTGTTGCAACCGGCTTCGATGCATAAGACTCTTTAACAACACGTTTCTTTGTAGCTGGTCTTTTAAAAGATTCGGCTAATGTTGTAAATACTAATTTTACCTCTCTTGTGTTTCCTGCGCGATCAAAGTTTTCAATTACTTTCATTTTTTGACCTTCAGTTAACTCAAAGTTACGGAACAATTTGTTTGTGTAAAGAAGTTTTGCGTTAAGAAGATTAACTTCATTGATGATTCCTGATAATTTTTTAACGGTTCGGTAAGCTTCTTCTAATTCTTTTGTTTGTGCTTCCATTTCCATTTTTAAATCTTCAACTTCGCCACTAGTTCCTGCTTCAACGTCTCCTTCGAAATCATAATCTTCTTCACGAAGAATTGCTTCAATGATTTCATCGATATCTCCTGCAGAATCTTCGTCATCATCTTCACCATGGCCATACATATCGCCTTCCATCTTCATCATGTCGTCGTCTTCGTCATGCATACCTTCATTTTCCAAGTCGCCTTCCAATTCGCGAATAATAGATTCTAAATCTAATTCTTCTGCGCCTTCGTCTTCATATTCCGCTTCTGGATTTGCTGGCATTTCTTCACCGGTTGCTGCTGGCATTGCTTCGTCTTCAGCTCCACCTACCATACCCGTTAAATCATACTCACCGTCATCATCGAAATCTAATCCAACGTTAACTGAATCTGGAAATTCGCCCGTTGCGTCATCACCCGTTTCTTCTGCCCCAGCTTCGGGTGCTACTGGTTTTTCCATTGCTGCGTTCATTTCGTCTTCATCTTCGCCTTCGATTTCATTTGTTAACTTTGTAGCTAACATTCTTTCTAGACGAGGAGCGAAAGCTTCTTGCAATGCAATTTTTGCGTTTGCTAATGCAGTTTCTCTAACTGTATTTGCGTCAGCAATTGCTTGTTTTAGCAAATCTGATTTTGCCATACTTTTTTCTCCTAAATTTTTTTGTTTGGAAGTAAGATTATTTGAAATCTTAATAGAATTTTTAAAATATATAGACGCTATATAAAAGAAAAAATAGCGTATTCTTTAATATATATGTACCAGAAAGAAAAAACAGTAAAAAAGTCCCAACTTTTTTGTTGAGACTCATTTTGAAATGTATTGTTAAAAGATTTATTTAAAATTAGAATCTTTTATTTGTTGAATGTAATAAGCACGTTGTCTTTGTTTTCTGTTAGTAACACTTGGCTTTTCAAATTCTTTGTTGTTTTTTACGTGTTCTAAAACTCCTGATTGTTTGATTTTTCTTTTCCAAGTTTTAAGTGCGTAAGCTAAATCTTCTTTTTCTGTTCCTACTACATTTACTGCCGAAGCATTTCCTGGAACAATCATTCGATGTTGTTTCTGTTTTTTACTCATACATTATTAATTTATATTTCGGGTCTTGTTTTTGCAACTGGTTGTTCATTTCGAACTTTAAATCTAAAATGTTTGATTTCTGGTTTTTGTGAAATGTATCCTTGAATGCGTTGAGATTCGCGTGCAGGATCTTGTCCTAATCTAAAATAAAAATATCCAACTTTTCCAGAAGTCGATGTAGTTTGTTTGATAATAGTGAATCCTTTTTTAGTTGCCCATTCAGATATTTCTTGTGCAACAGCTTTTGCTTCTGCTGGATCTCTTAATACATATTCAACGCCGCCTCTATAATCAATGATGCGATTTAATAATTGTGCTTCATCTAAATCTGTTTCAGATTCTTGTTTTAATTGATTCATCAATCCTACAGTTTTTTCTAATTCCGCGTTTGTAGCTTTTATAGAGTCTGCACTAGGAAGATTTGCTTTAGTTGCGGTAGTAGTTGTAGTAGCTTCTCGCAATCCGAAAAAATCTCGATACAATTTTTTTAGTTTATTCATTATTATACCTTAATATAATTAATTTAAATGTAGTATCCAAATTATTCTACATCGTAATATTTTTTCAATCCTTCTGCAATATCTTCATATGATGCGGCCATTCTGCGTTCGTGTATCATAACTTCAGTGGCAGACTTTTGTAAATCTTTTAATGCAGATTCCATATGTTTCATGTGACGACTTGCATTAACTTTATCAACTACATCTTCATCAGATTCAGCTATCATTCTAGATGCAGTTTCAACCATTTTGGTAATTCTTTCAACCATTTCTTGCAGTTTCTCTCGGCCGTACATAACTTCGCCCATTTGCGAATAAGTTTTCAAAGACTCTGCAAAATATTTTTTATCTTCATATGTTAATGGAGCTGGTTGTTCTCCATATACGGTTTGTTTTTCGTTTTCATTTAACAATGAAATGATTCGATTTAAATTTTTTGGTGTAAACATAGTTATATCCTGCATTTTCCGTCTTCGCAAAGTATTGATGTTATGATATCATGTACTCGTGCGTATTTATCTGTTTTTATATTTGTTTTATTTACTGATTCGTGCATGTGCGTAGGACGCATAAAGGCGCCGTGTGTTGAAGGATTAGATACAAAGTCCCAACATATCAATTCAAAGTCTTCTTGTACCTCTACAGCACCCTCATTGCGTAATTCTTTAACAGAACCTAATCCGCGTGAAGAAATACCTAAGGTAATACCGGCACGAAACAATTCTTTAAGAATCTTTCCAGACGGAGTATCTAGTATTTGTACAGCTCCGTGTAAATCGTCGCCATTCCACCAAATTTTCAAAACGTTGTGCGACACGTTATTCAAGTTAACAATTGAAGAATCTGGATGATCTAACTCACCTAACGCTCTGTGTTGATCTATGTATTCTTTTTGATAGCGTTGACATTCGCGATGCAAAATGTTTTTAGGATATATTCTTCCGTTTTGGTTTTTCGCCCCTGCTCTTTGTAAAACTCCTTGCACAACAAAACCACCTGGTATTCCATATGCAGCCCCGTTTGATTCTGTTAAAGAACCAACAGGTTTAAATGGCATATATTCTACTATAAGTTGTTTTGACATATTATTCCCCTAATGATCTTATTCTTTCTGATATTTTGATTAGTCTATTTGATATTTCTGTTAATGCTTTCATTGTGCCTGGTCCATATGCAGATGACGTAACCCCTGATTCATTTTTATATTTAGTGCTATAATTTACTACCGTTTCTATTTCACGAAGTTTTTTTGCAATTTCGCGTATGCTTTCTTTAACTTTGCTAGATGGTTTAACGTCTCCAGATTTAAAATCTCGATATCCTTCTATAAGTTGTTCATATTTCGATTCTATTATATCTTCTACTTTTAATGTACGATGTTTTTTTGTAGCAGTACCAGGCGTACCGGTTAAATTTTTAGAAGGATATTCATAAGATTTATGTTGCCAATCTGTTTCGTCTAATGCAAATGGAAATTTATCTACGTATTCTTCTTCTTCCGATTCCGGGTGTTGGTATTGTTCTTCGTCGTAACGAAATGTTGGCGGAGTATTTACTGATTCATATCTTGCTTTTTTACCTTGCCATTTTCCTGGTTTAGCAAATGCGGCAGGAGTATTAAAACCAGCAACCGCACCTGTTGTTGACATTTCATCTAGTTCGTCGTCATCCATTGCGTTTTTTATAGCACGATCTTTTGAACCTTTATATTCCGCTTCAGGAGATTCTAATTCACCATCGCCATCATAATCGCGATCAGACAATTCAGACTCTAGTTCTAAAAACTTTTTTTCAATTTCTTTGAGAAATGAATTCATCGTATTTCCTTGAGTTCTTTAATCAAATCAAAATAACGTAGTAAAGACAATATATGTGATTCTTTGATAGTTTTCAAATTTTCTACATTGCAAAGCATTTCTGATAATTTTTGTACTTTGATTTTTACTACTTTATCATCTACCATTTTAGCAGAATCTGCCAATTGTTTTTTGATAGATGGTATAATGGTTTTTACGTATTCTTTTAACGTAGTAGTATCATTAACATATGTTACATACTTATTTAAAAGTCTTTTTTGAGATTCATCTAATCCAGAATATTTTTCATTGAATTTATCGACCAACAATTTATAAGTTAATAAACGTATTTCTTTTGGCTGACTTTCAAATTTTTCAATGACTGGATCTTTTTGTATTTTAACACGTTCTGTAAGCAAACCGTTATCAATAATAACGTTTTTGCATTCCATGATTTGTTTTGGATTATCCGTTTCATCATATTCAAACAACATGTTGATAGATGCTAAAACTTTGTAATTAGATATATGTATTTTAGACATATTTTCAAAAACAAATTTTTCTGAAATTTCTTTAACCAAGTTGTATCGTTGACGTTTTATTGCCGTTTGATTGAGTTTTGAATGCGCGGCTTTAACGGTTCTTATAAAATCTAATGCTTGTGCCTCACTACGAAATTGTTCTTTCATCAATGAATTATACAATTGTAATTCTTTAGACAATTCTGTATTTCGTCCAAAATGATTCTTAATAATATCAATAGTATTGGTTTTATTAGATGACAACGTTTCTGAAGTTAATTTTCTTACTAACATTTCAAATAAAATACCGGTATTTTTGTATTTTGAATGTTTTAGTTTCTTCATAGTTGGGTTTG